CTAATTTTGCATCGGTTGGAAAAGCTATTGCAATGGCAATCGTATTCGGATAAAAGGAGAATAATATGGCAACACCAAATATAGTAAACGTAGCAACAATTAATGCTAAAAATGCAACAGGAGCAGTAACTACTTCAAGAGCAGTTGCAGTAGACGTAGATGCAAATAAAGTAGCAAAAATAAATACAATACTTATTGCTAACATTGATGGATCAAATGCAGCAGATATAACAATAGAAGTGAGTGTAGATAATGGCTCTAACTATGTTAAAATTGCAAGCACAATTTCTATTCCAGCAGATGCAACATTAAGTTTTTTAGAAAACCCAATCTATTTAGATGAAACAGATCAATTAGCAGTCACAGCAAGTGCTAACAGTGATTTAACTTATTTTGTTTCATATGAAGAATTAGACGACGAGTAGGAGGTAATTAGCTATGGCAAATGGCGGAATTATTGGACCTGTTCAAACAGCTGCAGCATCACCTGTTAGTGCAAAAGTAACTACTTTTAATGCATCAGGAACATTTGTTGCTCAAGCAACAGCAAACACAGATTATTTAGTAGTAGCTGGAGGTGGTGGTGGTGCAGTTTACTCTGGAGGTGGAGGCGGTGGCGGTGGTTATCGTGCATCAGGTTTTGGACCAAGTCCTTTACGAGCTCCTGCACAACCTGTAATTAGAGGTAAATCATATACAATAACAATTGGTGCAGGCGGTGGTAGTGGTGGTCCAGGAGCACCAGGTAGTAATTCCGAAGCTGCTTTAGAAAATACAATAACATCTACTGGCGGTGGAGGTGGTGCTCACACTGGCGCTGGAAGAGATGGTGGATCAGGTGGTGGTGCAGGTTATACTGCAGGTGATGGAGGTTCTGGAACAACAACTGCTTGTAAAGCTGAAGGTAATGCAGGTGGAGCTTCAGACGCAACAGTTTATTTTGTTGGTGGTTCAGGTGGTGGTGCTGGTGCAGTAGGTAATGCTCAACCTGATGGTGGTTCAGCTGTCGGTGCTGCGGGTGCTGTTGGTGTGCCTAATAATATTACAGGAAGTCCTATAGGTTTTTCTGGTGGTGGTGCAGGTTCAAGTGGTGGACCTAATAACGGTGGATGTTGTCAAGGTACAGCTCCTACAGCAGGGTTGGCTAGTCCTTGTGGATCTGGTGGACCATCTTCTGGTACAGTAAATGCAGCTGCAAACAGAGGTGGTGGTTCAGGAACAGGAAGAAATATGGCTAGTGAAGCGTCCGCTGGTAATGGTGGATCAGGTAAAGTTGTACTTAAAGAACAAGCAGCAACTGTTATGTTAGCACCTGGTGTTTGGAATATAAATGAAGTATTTGATAATGTTAAAAATGCAACATGGACAAATGCTAATAGATAATATATTATAATTTTTAAGGAGAATAAATATGGCACATTTTGCAGAATTAGAATCAAAAACAGATCCGACAGGTTTTACATCTGATACACATTTAGTTGTGAAAAGAGTAGTAGTTGTTGCAAACGATGAAGTACCTTCAGATGAACATGTTGATGGTGAAACATGGTGTGTAAATTTTTTTAGTGGTGGCACATGGAAACAAACATCATACAATAATAATTTTAGAAAACAATATGCAGGTATAGGTATGATTTATAATGCATCAAAAAATAAATTTTTAACAATGCAACCTCATGCTTCATGGGCACTTAATTCAAGTGACGATTGGAAAGCACCAATAACTTATCCATCAGTAACTGATGATGGTGAAGAAACCCCTTCATGGTATTATTTTATTACTTGGAATGAAACAAAATACGACGCTGACAACGATACAGGTTGGGAAGCAATGAAATCAAACGACGACGCAGAAACCAAAACAGTCTATAATTGGAATGGCTCAGCTTGGGTTTCTGAATAGGGGACCTTAAATGGCAAGAACTAATGGCGGATTAATTGGAGTTGGTAAATGTGTTAATGCAAATACAACAAAAATTCAAACTATTACAGGAACGGGTAATTACGTACGTACTAACTGTACTGTAACTAATGTAAGTGCATTAGTTATTGGTGGAGGTGGTGGGAGTGGTTATGCTGCTGATGGTTGTTCACCTTCTGGTGGAGGTGGTGCAGGTGGTTATAGATTTGATACTTGTATAAGTATTACAGCAAGATGCACATCCGTGACAATTGGAGGAGGTGGTGCTGGAGGAACTCCAGGTGCTCCCGCAATTGGATCAACAGGTCAAAATTCAGTTTTTGGAGGAGTTACATCTAATGGTGGTGGTGGAGGCGGTGGTGTTCACACAAATCCAGGTAGTCCTAGACAAGATGGAGCCGATGGTGCATCAGGTGGTGGAGGTTCAGAATCTAATCCCGATGTTGCACCTACAACAGATGGTGGATCAGGTAATACACCCTCAACAAGTCCTGCACAAGGTAGTGATGGAGGTGGTGGTAAGATAAATGCTTCTGGTGGTGGAGGTGGTGCTGGTGGAGCAGGTGGTGATGGTAGCACTGCAGGAAGTTGCGGACCAGGTGGTGATGGTGGAGCAGGTTCAAGTGCTTGGCCAGGAGATTGTGTAACTAGAGCATCGGGTGGTGCTGGAGCAGCTTATGGTACTCCAGGAGCTACTGCCGCTGGTGGAGGTGGTGCTTTTAAAACAGCTGGAACTGCAAACACTGGAGGTGGTGGAGGTGGACATGATAATACTGCAGGTGCTGGATCTAAAAATGGTGGTTCAGGTGTAGTAGTAATTAAAGAAACAATTCCAACATGTGCATCAGGTTTTTGGAATCTTAAAAGTCATTTTAAACAAATTAAACAAAGTGCTTGGATAGCAAGAGCAAATGCAACAATAAATTACATGGTAGTCGCTGGAGGTGGAGCTGGAGGATTTTCATGTGGTCCATCAGGTGGTGGTATGGGTGGTGGTGGTGCTGGAGGTTACCGTGCATCAGGTTTTGGACCAAGTCCTCTTAGAGGATCAGCATTAAGTTTACCCGCAGGTGTTTATACAGTTACAGTTGGAGGTGGTGGTGCTACTAACAGTGGCCCTGGACCTTCGGCTAATTATAATCCTGGAAACGATTCAACTTTTTCAACTATTACTTCAACAGGTGGTGGAGGTGGAGGAACTAGTGGAGGTAATTCTGGTGCAGACGGAGGTTCTGGTGGTGGAGGTAATTTTCAAACTGGTCTTGCATGTGAAGCAGGTGGAGTAGCTGGAACAGGTAATACTCCTCCAACTGATCCTCCACAAGGAAGAAGTGGTGGTACAGGAAATCCTTCTGGAGGGTCGCTAGGTGGAGGTGGAGGTGCAGCCACTGCAGTAGGAACAAATGGACCTGGTGGAGGAGCTGGAGGTGCAGGTGCACCCAATACAATTTTAGGTCCAGACACTTCTTATGCTGGCGGTGGTGGAGGTGGAGCTTATGGACCTGGATCACCTGGTCCTGGTGGAGCTGGTGGTGGTGGAGCTGGCGGAAATAAAACTAATGGTAGTGCTGCAACAGTTAATACTGGTGGTGGCGGTGGCGGTGGTGGAGCTGGTCCATCAGGTGGTGGTACTGGTGGATTAGGTGGATCAGGAATTGTAATTGTAAAAATCCCAACTGCTTATACTGTAGAAGCAAGTCCAACACCTGCAAGAGCATTATCCACTCATCCTGATGGAGAACAATTAGTCAAATTTACAGCATCAGGAACATTGACTATAAGTTAAAATTAAAATATATTATTTTTATGGTGGTAAAAGAAAGAATATGAATTTAACAAACTATTATTGGTATTTTAAATCAGCAATACCAGAACGTATTTGTGATGATATTGTTCGTTATGGAAAACAACTGCAAGATCAAATGGCAGTAACTGGTGGATATGGTGATCAAAAACTAAATGCAAAACAAACAAAAGATTTAAAAAAGAAAAGAAATTCAGATATTGTTTGGATGAGTGATAGATGGATATATAAAGAAATACAACCTTATATTCATACAGCAAACGCAAGTGCTGGTTGGAATTTTGAATGGGATTTTAGTGAGTCTTGTCAATTTACAAAATATACTAAAGGTCAATTTTATGATTGGCATTGTGATGGTTGGGATCAACCTTATCAAAGAGAAAGCGCAAACGATCCATCTCATGGTAAGATTAGAAAACTATCTGTAACTGTTACTTTAACGGATCCAAAAAAATATAAAGGTGGTGAATTAGAATTTGATTTTAGAAATCAAGACCCTGATAAAAAACCTAACATACATAAATGCACAGAAATATTACCTAAAGGATCTTTAGTTGTATTTCCTGGTTTTGTATGGCATAGAGTATGTCCAGTAAAAAGTGGAGAAAGAAACAGTTTGGTTATTTGGAATTTAGGATGGCCATATAAATAGAAGAAATATGAAAAAGAAAAAAACAAAACAAGAATTAATTTTTCCAAAACAATTACAAAGAGAAGATATATTTCCGTCTCCTATATGGTATGGTGATGAACCTGGTTTTGTTAATGAATTAAATAATGCATCTGATCCTTACATAGAAGAATCAAAGAAAAATTTAAAAGAAGCAATAGATAAACGAAATAAAAAATTTGGTAACAAAGGAGACATGGGACATGTGTTTCATTCAACAAGTTTGATAGGTGATCCTAAATTTAAAAAACTACAAGATTATGTTGGTGCAACCGCTAATAATCTATTAATTGAAATGGGTTTTGATATGACAAATTATCAATTGTTTATTACAGAAATGTGGGTACAAGAATTTCCTAAAAAAGGTGCGGGTCATCACACATTACATACACATTGGAATGGTCACATATCTGGTTTTTATTTTTTAAAAGCAAGTGAGGCTACATCTATGCCATTATTTGAAGACCCTAGACCAGGAAATCTTATGAATCTTTTACCAGAAACAGATAAGACAAAAGTAACCTATGCATCATCAGCAATAAATTATAAAGTAAAACCAGGAAGAACAATGTTTTTTCCATCTTATATGCCTCATCAATACATAGTAGATATGGGTTATGAGCCATTTAGATTTATACATTGGAATTGTCAAGCAATACCAAAGGCAGTATTAAATGGAAAATAAAGATATGAAAAAAGCTTTTATTAAAACTATACTAGAATCTAGTCCATTAAAAACTAAACCAAATTTTATAGATAATTTTTTAAAATCTAAAATGCAATTGAAAGGTAAAAATGTCATTAAAAAAATCGGCGTTCCAA